CGTCGCATCATACGGAACGCGAAGAGATGAGGCTGCGGCTCGGCTTGGGTCATTGTTCAATGCGAAGGACTACCCGCCAGTGGATATGATCAAAAGCGCATTCATGCTTGAGGGGCAGTATGTGACTTTCGACACCCCGTCTTCGCTGAAGAACATCAAGGCCGAGATTTTCAAGCGAGAGCGAGAGAAGGCTGATGCGAAGTGGACGGACGCGCTTGAGCAGTGCCGGGTACTGCTTCGGGCGACGATGGGTGAACTGGTCGGGCATATCGGAGAGCGATTGACTCCGAAGGAGGATGGAAAGCCTAAGTCATTTCACGGCTCAATGCTCTCAAAGCTGGATACGTTTATGACTAGCTTCGCTGATAGGAACATTGCTGACGATCAGGAGCTAGCGGCGTTGGTCAAGGAAGCCAAGCTGGTTATGACTGGAGTGGACGTTAACTCTCTAAGGAAAGAGGAGGGTCTGCGAGATGCGCTTCGTGGACAGATGGATGAGCTAAAAGGCAAGCTCGATTCGATGGTGATCGACAAGCCAGCAAGAGCATTCTCGTCTGAGACAGAGGAATAAGAATTGACAGCAGGAGATGGAGGTTTCGATGGTCTATTGGTCTGAGTTCAAGAACGTGATTCTGCCGTGGGTGGTTGCCGGGTTGCTGGTGTCGCTGGTTATTAGCGACGGGCGTCGGAGAGACAAGGAGAACGCGACACAACAGCTTCGGCTGTCGCAGTCGATTGAGCAGATACACAGTCTACTGAGTACGAATGGATACATGGTCCCTCCTACTTCTCCCGAACGAGGATCGGCGTTCGGGGACTCAGGCTTGAGGTAAACATGGATCGTCGGCTGCATCCGATGTTCCACGTGGCACAAACGTGGGCGACTCGTACGAATAACACGCTGCGAGTGGTGAGCGCGAACGATCACGTTCACGCCGACCGGTCGCAGCACTACATGGACCGAGCAATCGACTTCCACAGCAGCGATCTCGACGGTCTGGCCGGATGGTTGAGCGCATACGGCTACACCGTTCTGTGGCGTGTTCCAGGCCATTACGGACACGTTCACGCCGAGGGCTAGAACGCCTGAATACTTGGCAAAACAGCAAGTATCCTATTTTACAGTCATTGGTGAAATAAACACTTGACAGTCCGAGAAACATCATATAGACTGTATGCATGGTTAAAGAAATCAACAACAAACCGACAGAGGGGGGTCAAGTGGAAGACTACTATTACGACACAGCGAAGGGCGAGGTTGCCGAGATATTGGCTGCGAGGTTTGCTGACTTCGTTGAGATTGTGTCGAATCCCTTAATGGCGGGACAACGATGGTCAGCAGCGGAGCGGAGAGGGTTGACGCGGCATCTGGACGCTAAGTATTCAGACCCAGATGTCGTAGCGAAGTACAGCGACTCCGACGGGAATCTTAGAATGACAGAAACGAAGGGTTCTGTCGGCTGGTTGGTTCAACGTCCATACGGTCTGTAAAAACTTTAGTTAGACACTGGGAGGTGTCATAAATGAGTTATTCATTCAAGCGGTATGGCGGCGGTCGAAGCAGCGACAAGGTGTCTTCGATGACATCGAAGTTCAAGGGCTGGTGCAAAACCTGCAAATCCGAGATTGAGGTTGGCGCAAAGATCGTGTGGAGTCGCGGTGCCGGAGCGAGTCACGCAGATGTTGAGGGATGCGAATCCGCAAAGGTGAAGACGGCCAAGAAGCGTGAATCTGTCGGGACTGCGAATCTGTCCCCGGTCATCGCGTTCATTTCCGCGGCTCGCGAGAAGGGCTTGAAATTCCCGAAGCTCAGGGTTCTCGATTCCGATGGAAAATCCGAGTTGGTGCTGGGACTGACAGGGAATGGCAGCAAGGTTCCAGGCTCGGTCACTGTGAAGCGAGATGGCGAGTATCTTGGCCTTGTCCGTCCGACCGGCGAGGTAGTCTCATCGTGGGAAGCGCCTGGATTGTTCGATGCTGTTCTGATCGATCATTTGCTACTAGTAGCGAGTGACCCGGCGAAGGCCGCGAAGGAATTCGCTGCGCTGAAGGGCGTGTGTTCTTTCTGCGGATCGCAGATCACCGACGATGGCAGCGTTGAGGTCGGCTACGGGCCAGTCTGTGCCAAGAAGTGGGGTCTTCCGCATCAGCCGAAAGGGGTCAGAGTCCTCGCGGCAGTGGCCGCGTAATAGCAGCAGCAACGTCTCAGGCACCGGGGTTAGCCTCTGGTGTCTGAGACAGATGAGGTCAAAACGTGCCGCAGCATGAGCAGAAGACTGAAAACGCGGAGGCGGTGATAGCGGTGATCCGGCAGCGCATAGCAGAACGCGGACAAGCTGCGCTTGAGCGGCAGATGGGGATCGGAAGGGGAGGGCTGAGTCATGTGGTGTCGCGCAGAAAAGCCGTGTCTACGACGCTAGCAGCAAAATTTGGATTCGACGCCGTGCTTGTGTACAGGCGGCAGAGTTCACGTTGATCAGGCAAATGAGGCAGTGCTTGGATTGGATCATGTCCGACGATGATCCGCTGTTTATCAGTGAGTCGCATCGCCAGACGATTGCGAGGGACTCAGAGAAGAACAAAATATCTGAGGGGGTGTCGTGGCGGTGGCCGGTAGTCAAGGGTCAAGTAGTTCCAGCAGACCCAGAGAGCATAGCTACGAGAGCCGTGCCAGATCGCAGGAGTGGGTCTAAGGGAGACGAATAAAGATTGACAGATAGTGTCGCGTATGCTAATATAGTCATGGTTAGTAAACATCATTAACGAAAGGTCTGACAAATGGGAAGTGCGATTATCGCTCGGAAACGTGCAACGTCGCTAGCACCGCAGAGCTTCAGCGAAGCCGTGAAATTTGCGGAGCAGATAGCCGGGACGAGCTTCGTCCCCGATCATTTCTTGAACAAGCCAGCCGAGATTCTGGCTGCGATGCAGTACGGCGCAGAGCTAGGGATTGGACCGCTCCAGTCTCTCAATGGTCTGGCTGTGATTAACGGGAAGGTCACACTGTACGCATCGACGATGAGGGCGTTGGTGGAGTCAAGTGGGCTGATGGAGAAATGCTCTGCGACTTACACCGCAGACCCGCCGTTGGCGACAGTCGTGGTACGTAGGGTCGGCAGAGAAGACGCTTCGTATTCATTCGGGGTGGAGGATGCGAAGGCAGCTGGTCTGGCTGGTAGGCCGATGTATGCAAAATACCCGAAGAGGATGTATGTGGCGAGGGCGATGAGCTTCGCGCTGCGTGACGAGTTCGCTGATGTGCTTCGAGGAATCATGGGTGCGGAGGAGATGGACGAGTCTGGCGCAATGGTGACAGACAGTGGTGACGGCAATGATGCTCCGGTTACGAATGCTCAGACACCCGCCGACATTCTGAAGTCATTAAGCGATCAAGTGCTTGCGGATAGCATCACGAAGGGGTTTGCGCTTCTTGAGTGGAATGTCGCGAAGCAGTTGGTGGCATTGAGGGAGTTCGCCGGACGCGAGAATCTTCTCTATCACGAAATGCGAGCGCAGTACGAGACATGGCTGCAAGTCAACGTCGATGCAGCTTTGGGAAAGAGCGATTCAGATGATTGAGGCACAGGCGGTTCCAGTGCGAGTCTATCGGCGCTCGGCGCTTGAGGCCATCAGTTGCCCGAAGCGGTTCTATGAAATCTACGAACGGACGGACCCGATTGAGGACAGCAGCGACGAAGCACTGCGAGGGCAGGGGTTTCATGAAGCGGCGAAGAAGTACATACAACGGCTGGCATCTCTCAAGCTCACAACGGACGCTGAAGAGCTTCAGTTGGCTCTACGTGAGGCGATCACTGAGCTACGCATACCGGCACATCTCGTGAAGGAAGTCGAGGCTCTAGCGGAACGCTGGGCGTTGACGTTCGAGCTTGATCTTGATAGCTATCTGCTGTCAGAAGAGACTCAGATTCTGGATGACTACGGTCTGCAATGGACGCCTGATTTGGTGTACGTGAAGGGGGATGAGTTACACCAGATCGATTGGAAAACGCACTGGGCTGGGTTGTCCGATGCACAGGTCAAGGATCAGTTTCAGGCGCAGGTGTACGTCTGGCAAGCTGCTCAGAAGTGGCCTGGATTCGGGAGCTATCGATTCACGTTTACGTATCCGAGGCTGGGGTATTCTGCGACGGCTGTCTGGTCAAGGGCAGAGGTCGATGAACTTGAGATCATCGTACTGTCGAGGATTGACATCATTGATGCTTGCAGAAAGGCAGGGGAGTGGAAGGCAAATCCCGGTTCGATGTGTCTGTACTGTCGGCTTGATTGTCCGGTCAAGGATCACGGCTCTCTGGATGTATCGAGGGTGAAGAACGCTGCGGAGGCATCTGCTATTGCCGGTGAGTTGATGGTCTTCGACAAGGCAGCACAGGCAAGAAAGAATGCACTGAAGGCGTGGTGCGATGAACGCGGCCCGGTGGTCTGTAACGAAGTCGAATGGGGATACAACGACTCGGACGTTACGACGTTCCCGGCTGATGGGGTGCTTCGCGTGCTGTCTTCGCACGGGATTGCTGGCATGGATTTCACAGTCACGAAGACAGCACTGAGGACGTACTTGTCGAGCAAGAAATACTCTCGCGTCGGTAGCGACTTGCGCGAGATCGCAGTCAAGAAACATCGTTCGGTGTTTGGGTCACGAATCGTGAGGGAGAAATCCTAGATTGATTTTGTGGTATAATGTCGATAGTGAATAAATCAAAGGTAGATGATCAGTGAAGTGGTACAGGATGGACAGCGACACGCCGAATCACCCGACGAGTCGGCGTGTCATAAGAAAGCTCGGGAACGAAGGGTTCGGGGCTTTGGTTCGGCTGTGGTGTTTTGCCGCTCAGTATGGAAAGGGTGAGACGCCTGGGCGATGCGTCGATTCAGACGGCGACTCGATTCAGCTTGAGGATCTCGTTGATGCGTCCGGTCTAACTGATGAGCAGTTCCGTGCGTTGGTAGCAGTGCTGCTGGATACGAAGTGCATCGACGCAGAAGCCTGGGAATCACGCAAAGAGATGTCGTTTCCAGGGATGACTACACGCGCAGACGAGTACACGAAGAAGGTGAAGAGGAATAGTGTGGTTAGAGGACATCCGTTGTTCGGACATGATACGGACAAAATCCAGAAAACTCTCCCTAGAGTACAAGACAGTACAGTACAAGAGATCAGAGAAGAAGAGAGTACTGAAGGCTCTCCGCTGCTCTTGAAAGGTGATCGTCATCCGATTCGTCCGGAGGTGATGATGGAGTGGTGGAACGAGATTACTCAGCCTCCGATTTCTAGGTGCAATGGATTGAACGAGAAACGGAAGGTGTCGTGTAGGAGAGTATTGCAAGAGTCGGATGAAGCGCACATCAAGGAAGCCTTTCAAATGGTCAATGCTTCAAAATTCTGTAGAGGCGAAAACGATAGAGGGTGGAAGGCGTCGTTCGATTGGGTGATTCAGCCTGACTCGATATTGAGGATATTGGAGGGTAAGTATAAGGACCGGGCGAAGGCTGGCACTACTCGATCCGAGTCTGGGAAATACGACAAAGTAGAGAGGAGGGCGTCATCGACAATCTAGGAACTATCAGAAACGAGATCGTGAAATTCGGATCGCGTTCTCGCGGTCCAAATCCACCGTATCGCGTATGTGCATCGTGCGGATCGAAAAGCTCTGAGCCTTGGGATAATCCTATACTCTCGACGTTGAAGGGTCTTGGATTGTATCGAGGGGAGATCACTGGTGGAACGTGCCTCTGTGAGCATTGCGAGAAACCCGTGCTGTGTCCTCGCTGTATGGACTCGAAGTGGGAGGAATACCGAGAAGAGGGTGAGGAGGGGGTGAGGATGCGGCGGTGTCATTGCGATGCCCAGCATCGAGTGGTGAAGGGTCTGCCAATCGATTACATAGACGCAACGATGGATAACTTCACACCGAACGCAGACAGGGATACGGCCATAAAATCTGGCTATAGGTTCCTGCGTCATGAGGTGAACGATCTATATATTCGTGGGCCGGTTGGCGTTGGGAAAACCCGACTGATGGCTTCTTTGCTCAACGAGATGACGAAGAACAATCTGCAATCCACTGCGTTCGTGAGGGTGCCAGAACTACTGGATCGCATGAGGATGTCGTTACTCCATTCGTCTTCCGACTCGCGTGAGGACGTTGATTATCTGGCATTGCACAGAAGTGTCGATGTGTTGGGACTTGACGATGTAGGTTCTGACAAGGGAAGTGATTATGCTCGGAGAACGCTACAGACGCTCTATGAGTATCGAATGGATCACGGGAAAAGAACGATCTGGACAAGCAACCTGACGCTGGCAGAGCTTGAGGAGTTCTTCGGAGACGAGCGATTGTCATCTAGGATAGCTGGCAATGGAGACGTAGTGAGCGTTGGAGGTGTCGATATGAGACTGTAAACATCTTGACTTATCGACGCGGAACGGCTCAAATGGGACTGAGACGTTTACAGGAAACATAAAACTACAGACAGTTGTATCGTAGGAGGTAAAGATGGAAGATTTCGCTAAAGAGTTGGCTCATTACAGGCTAGAGAAACAGTTGACTTGGAGAGGGTTCGCTAAGGAAGTAGACATGAGCGAGGCGGGGCTGTGGAAGATAGCGCGAGGCAAGGTGAAGGCTGGGGAGTTGACTGAGTACAGAATACGCAAGGTCTTAGACATGCCAATGGACGTATCAGGCGTAGATCCGATAGGTAATGCCAGTGACGATCCTGAGAGTCAGCCAAAATCCGTCGATTAGGGTGAGGTTTCTGCAATTCCACATCTCGAACCCACACGTATACGCCAAGCTAAGAGAGTTGGCTCTATTCGCCAAGAGTGGAGGCGCGAAGAGGATTGGGATTGCACTGTTGTTCGAGAGGTTGCGTTGGTTCTCTATGTTCGAGACAACCGGGGACATCTTTAAGCTGAACAATGATTATCGTGCGCTCTATGCGAGGATGCTCATGAAGAACGTCTCTGCTCTTGATGGGTTCTTTGAACTCCGTGCGAGGTCTGTCTATGTTGAGAGCAGCGAGGACTGACGCGAACGCTCGCGAGATAGACAAGGCGCTGGTCAAACTTGGAGCTACTATTGCGAAGACCGACAGTGCCGGGTCTGGGTTTCCTGATCGCGTCATTGGCTTTCGTGGGAAGAATTTCCTACTGGAGTACAAGGATGGCGAGAAGGTGCCGAGCAAGAGGCAGCTGAATGAAGCACAGAAGAAATGGCATTCGGCGTGGGCCGGTCAGGTTGCGGTGGTAAAGAGTCCAGACGAGGCCGTTAGGATTGTCTTCGGTAGTGATAAGCGGTACGAAGGACCGGCAGATTACGGAGAACAATGAGAAGCCAGCCAGCATTCCACGGGAGACAGACGCCGAGGGCAGCGCCATTACGCTGGTGGCAGAAGGTGATCGGTGCGATTGTTAAGATTGTGATGTCACCGAAGCCGTAAGGCTCCTTGCCGACAACTGCCAGACGTAAAGAGTTGTAAATTATAAGGTAATGTGTTATAATTAAGATAGAATGTTAAAGCCTTACACTATATATACTTTCGGATATGCCTCGCGAACGATAGCTCGATTAGATTCTGAGGTTGCTCGGTTGGGGGCCGTTATTGTTGATGTCAGGATACAGCCATACGCGAGAAGAGATCCTGACTTCAACCGTCCAGCACTCCAAGCGCGGTATGGGTCAAAGTATGTCTGGATTCGTGAGTTCGGAAACAAGAATTACAAGACGAATGGTCCGACTGAGTTTGTAAATCTAGACTTAGGGTCAAGGCGATTGGGGGCAATCGTAGCTGACGGAACGCCCGTGATATTCCTCTGCATGTGCAAGAGCCATGAAGGTTGCCACAGGACTGAGTTGGCAAATATGTTTAACGATCAGTTGGGGTGGGAGGTGAAACACCTGCCACACAAAGACACCGCCCCCCTGATTGAGTCGTTGTTTGCGGAGTAGGCCACATGGGGGGCGCGGTGGTTCCACCACCGAGACTGGTTCGATTCCAGACTCCGCTCCATTCCCACTGGGCGTCATGCTGATTTAGGCACTGGCGCTCATTTTATTTATTCCACCTCACCGGCATAAGGGCATGAAATGTTAAACAGAGTGATGTTGATCGGAAATATTGGAAGTGACGCTGAAGTAAGGCAAACCGATAGCGGGGCGAGTGTTGCCAATTTCTCTATCGCCACTAACGAGAAATGGAAAGACAAAGAAGGCCAGCTACAGGAACGGACTGAATGGCACAAGGTGGCCCTATGGGGCAAGGTGGTAGAAGCGATTGCTCAGTATCTTGTCAAGGGTAAGCAGGTGTACGTGGAGGGTTCGATTCAGTCGAAGAAGTGGAAGGACAGGGACGGTAATGATAGAACATCCTTCGGGATCAAGGCCACGCAGGTGAAGCTGTTCAGTGGCGGCGGTTCGCCGGGTGACGGCGCTGGTGCAAAAGACAACGCATTGTCTATCGATGGACACGCCTTCTAAGAAACCGTTCGGCTTCCCGAAACCCGTATCAAGGAAGACCGAAAAGCGGAAGAAGAGGGCCGCTCAGGGCAAGCTGGTGTCATGGGTCCGCGAGCAAGTGTTCGAGCGAGATGATTACCAATGTCGTGCGTGCCACAAGCGTGCGGAAGAGATGCACGAAATTGTGTTTCGGAGTTTAGGTGGAGTAGTGAGTCTGAGCAATTCCATTGCGCTGTGTCGAGAGTGCCACGCGAACATACAGCAGCATCGCGTCGATGTAGTGGGAAGAGACGCGAACGAGGGTCTAAAGTTCGTCCCTCATGTCAGCAAGTGGTCTAAGAGATAGGTCTTAGGGTGTTTACAGGGTCCATTAACAGAGATGTGAAGTCCATCCTTGCCGAGCATTCGCGTGAATGGGTTGGTAAGACGGTCTATGTTGGGTGTTCTGGCAACTTCAATGTAGAGCGGATACTGGGCCATGTGGGAATTTCAGATATTCACTCCAATGATGTCAGCCTGTATTCCTGCGCTCTTGGAACGTATCTGTCTGGCGGGAATTTAGAGGTTGGCGTCAAGGACGAGCAACTGGCGTGGTTAGAGCCGTATTTGTCTGGCGGTATCGAGACGATTGCGACTATTCACATGTGCCTAGACTATCTGTTATTTCTAGGGCATGAGGAGCCGTATCACAAGAGGATGAAGCTGATTTACGAGAATCAGTGGAAGACGCTACACGCGGAATCGTGCGAACGGATACTAAGGGTAATTGACGGATTCACGGTGTCTAGCTTTATGTCTGGTGATGTCGTTGATTTCTTGGAAGCGGCACCTGCTGATGCGGTAGTGGTTACGTTTCCACCGCCCTACGAATTAGGATACGAGCGACTATACAAGGAAATCGACTCTACGTTTTCATGGAATAGTCCAAGCTATACCACGTTCAATGCGGAGCGGTTCGCTCACCTCACTGATCTCATTACAGATCGGGAACACTGGATGACGATGCGTGACGAAGAGGTTGAGGGCTTGAGCGAGTTTCTTGTTGGTAGAACGCAGACATCTGTTAGCGCAAAGCCGGTATATGTGTATTCTGGTGGAGGCACGGTTCGTGTGTCTAGGTTTTACCAAAAGACGGCAGATGTTCCGTTTGGGGTATGCGAAGGTGAGCTTGACGGTGAAATACGCTTAGTAAACCTGAACCTTCACCAAATCAACCAGCTACGCAGCCGCTTCTTGTCTCCCGGCATTGCTCCAGCGAAAAGCGGACTACAGTTCGCAGTCCTTTCGGGAGACAAACTTATCGGCGCAGTAATGTATGCATACGGTGGCACTGGACAGCGCGTTGAATACCGTGGGCGCTTCTGCGATGTCTATCTAACGTCAGATTTTGCTGTTGGTACAACGAAATACAAGAAATTGAGCAAGTTGGTTCTTGCTGTCGCAGTCTCGAAAGAAGCACGGGCGATGTGTGAACAGGAATTTAAGGCTAGGTTGCGTAGGATCGGAACGACTGCGTTCACTGAGAAGGCTTCGTCTATGAAATATCGCGGATTGATGAAACCCTGGAAGCGAGCGCCGGGGAGTGTGAATTATGTCGGAGAATTCGGCAGGTGGACGATTCAGGAAGGGCACGAGTGGTGGAAAGCCAATCACAGCCAACTCAAGTGACGGCCATAGGGCAGCGGATAAACTACGGTCCGTTCACGATTGAGACAGTCGATATCCTTCGGGTTGATCCGATTGAGAAGAATGCTCGTTTCATGAGGAACGAGACATTCAGGCAGTTGGTTGACAATATCAAGAACGACGGCGCACTCAGTCAGATTCCGTTCTGTGTCAAGGCTGGCGACCGATTCATAACATTGTCTGGCAATCATAGGCTGAAGGCCGCTCTAGAGGCAGGTGAGACGGTTTTGCCTATCATTTATCCGACACACCGAGAACTAACTAGGGCAGAGCAGGTGGCGATCCAGATATCTCACAATGCGATTGCTGGGGACGATGATCCGATCATCTTGTTGGAGTTGTTCAACGAGCTAGGGACGGTGAGCGACAAACTATACACCGGCATCGACGATAAAGCGTTAGCCCAGCTTGAGGCCGTTGATATCTCTCAGATTGATTCGGTAAAACTGAATTTCCGCATATTGTCGTTCTTCTTTATGCCAGAAGAGATATCAGAGCTAAAGGATGCGTTTGACGATGCCAGCAAGCGCGTGAGTTCCAGCGAAACATATCTGGCAAACATGAAGGACTTCGATGATTTACTGACGGCACTAGCCGAGGCGAAGTCTAGCGCGAACGTCGCCAATGTTGCGACTGGTCTTCAGGTTGTGCTGGCTGTGTATCGGAAGCATAGAGACGAGCTAACAGCGCACTGGTGGGACAAGGAATCCGGTGAAATGAAGGAGGGGAAGCATAATCAATGGGTTCCACTTTCCAGTATCATTGATTCCGATGTTGTTCCTGCTGATGCCGCTGCGGTGATCAAGAAAGCTGTCACTAAGATGAGGGACTCCGGCGATCTTCAGTCAGGGAGTTTGTGGAAAGCCTTCGAGTATTGGGCTGCTGATTATTTGGCTGGTGATAGCGGTGAGTAATAATACGCCGACAACTAGATCGGAGAGCCTGAAAGAACTAAAGGAAGCTAGGGAAAGCTCGACGAGATTCCCGTGGGAACGGCAGTTCAACGAGAGCAGAAAGTCCTTCGAGGCGTTCGTCGCGTACAGAGACATGGGCAAGGGCCGCAGTCAGGTAAGAGTGGCGAGAGAGTTGGGCAAATCGGCGCAGTTAATGGCGCGGTGGTCTTCTCGGTGGTCGTGGGTTGATCGAGCTTCGGCGTGGGTTGACGAGCAGGACAGACAACTGAGATCGTCTCAACGGGAGGCGGTCTTAAAGATGAACGTCCGTCACGCAAGTTTAGCCGCTGCGCTGACCGGCAAGGTTGTGGAGAAGTTGCAGTCTGTCAGCCAAGAAGAGATCGAGAGAACGAGCCTTGTATCCTTGTCGAGACTACTTGAGGTAGGGGTGAAGGTAGAGAGACAGGCGCGTGGAGAAGCTGGTGAGATATTTTCCGATAGGACAGCGGAGGATGATAAGTCGCTGAACAATTTAACTACAGAGGAGCTTGAGGAGCTTGAGCGTATCTACGACATCGCCGCTGAGAGAGCCAACGAAAATCAAGACAAAGCTGGCTGAACGGAGGCTGTACAAGTTCGTTGAGCAGGTGTGGCCTACGATTGAGCCGACAAGTCCGTTCCAGAAGGGTTGGCACGTTGAAGCCATTTGCGATCACCTGGAAGGTCTGGCAGACCGACACATTCGGAATCTTCTTATTCTCGTCCCGCCTCGACACACTAAGAGCGTCACGGCATCCGTGTGTTTCAATCCGTGGGTATGGATTAAACACCCGTCGAGCCGGTTCATGTACGCAAGCTACTCTTCATCTCTCTCACAAGAGCATTCCGTGCTAAGTCGCCGTGTCATCGATAGCGATTGGTATCAAGACAGATGGGGCGGTAGCTTTAAACTCACTACTGACCAAAATATCAAGACGCACTACGAGAACACGAAGCGTGGCTATCGTATCTCTACGTCTGTTGGCGGGACAGTGACCGGACACGGTGCGGACTTCTTGTGTCTGGACGATCCGCACAATCTTGAGAGTATCCACAGCGAGTCCAATCGTATCGGTGTCCATCAGTTCTATAAGAAGGTGTGGCATAGCCGATTGAATGACCCGAAGACGGGTTGCAGGTTGTGCATTATGCAGCGAGGGCATCAGGACGATATTGCTTCGCACATGATGGAGGACTTCGGATACGAGGTGCTATTACTGCCGACTGAATACGATCCGAAGCGGTCGAAAGTTACCAGTCTCGGATTCAAAGACCCACGGACTGAAGTCGGTGAGCTTCTCTGCCCAGAACGCAAGGGCAAGAGAGAGGTCGAAGAGGACAAGAGAATCAAGGGGAGAGACTTCGAGACACAGGACAACCAGAACCCACGGCCCGAAGAGGGTGTGATGTTCAAGCGAGCGTGGTTTCACATCGTTGATGCCATGCCGGTGAAAGGGCGAGTATCGACCGCTAGATTCTGGGACTGTGCGGCGACCGAGATGAAGCCGGGGAAAGACCCAGACTATACGGTTGGCACGAAGGTGTCGAAGTTCGATGACGGGTTGTTCTATGTCGAGGACGTTATCCGAGGGCGATGGACTCCGAGAGTCGTGGACGAAACCATTCATCAGACAGCGGTGATGGACGGCAAGGGCGTGAAGGTGGTTGAGGAGCAAGAGCCTGGAGCAAGCGGGAAGAGTGTTATTGCAAACCACACGCAGATGATGGCTGGATTCGATTACGAGGGGAAGAGTCCAAGCGGAGCGAAAACGACGAGGTGGCGACCGTTTGCGGTCCAGGCTGAAGCTGGGAATGTTCGGGTGATGCGAGGATTGTGGACCCAGGACTGGTTGCAGGAGATGTCGGCTGTGCCAGAGTCGAAGCACGATGACCAAGCTGACTCGGTTGCGGGAGCCTTTGAGAAGGTCGCACTCAGCAGAAAGAAGGCTAGATTGGCTAATACGCAGGAATTCTAGCGGCTGCTATACTGAGATGCGGTGCCTAATCCACTGGTCCGGTCTACTCTTTACCGATTACGAGAGGAAGAGGTAACACAGCCTCTCTGGATATTGCGTGAGTCTACGCCAGAGGAACGAGTAGCATGTGCCGTCATAATGCAAGCGATAAAAGATTGCTGCAAATCGACATGCACAGACATCCCGTCAAGAGGGCGAAGCGGAAGATCGTTATTGCATGAGGAAGATGGGACATCCGTAACGAGAAGTATTCATACCTATCGGGACGTTGGCAAAATAGGGCGTTCGGCGTCAGTCGCGAGAGACTTTCTTTCTACGCCTAACTTCATGCTTTCATACTGGTGCGGCATTCTCTCTATTCACCCTGAAGATGTCAACGAAGCGTACAGAAAGATCGACATGCGCGGAGGCGATTAGGTGACGATCATCCAGCTATGCGCCACAGGTTCGTCCCTGCAAACCCATTTTCCAGTCATCAGTGAAATAAACACTTGACATCACGGGAAACTTCGTGCTATACTATATTTATGGTTAACAAAACAAACAAGAATACGGAATCAGAGCGAGAGCTTATCGCATGCTGGAAGTACGACGGGGTGTCTCCCCGAGACATCGCTAAGAATCTGGCCGCGCGTCGGAAGCGGGTCAGTGAATACGTAAAGCCTAGCGATGGCGAGCCGGGACCGCGTGGGCTGGCCCGAATGTTCTCTGGCGATGTAGATGGGGGAGTTCGTCGCGGGTTGCGTGAGGAAGCAGACATTGAAGCCTTGAGGCTCTTCGCCTTGGACTACAAGTACGGACGATGATATCGGCAGGATTTCCCAGCTAACGCAGTCGATGGGATGGGTTACGTCTGCTATGAGCAGGGAACCGACTACATCGAGATCGACCGCGTTTGAAGCTGCCTCGGACACTCGAAACAGGAGATACATCATGACACAAGCACCGACCGCCGCAGCCGACGCCGACCGCGCTTGGTCCATAGGAGTAGGTCATGTCTGAGTCTCTTGGCGTTGCAGTGTTAATACTCGGTGCTGTCGCGCTCGCTGGTATCGTCATATCATGGCTCTGGAGCAAAGTAAGTGGTGACGAGTGGCCTTTTGAAGAGGGCCGTTCGTCGTGGTGGATGTGACATTTTCCTAAAGTGTCTTGATGCTGAAGCCGCCTGGAGAGAGGACATGGCTGAACACTACGGACAACACGGAGACGAGCTTCTCGCTGACGGATTTGAGACTGCGCTCATTGGCTTCGGTTTTCAGTTCAATGCAGCCGTCGCGATTTACGACTACGAGCGATGCCTTGCCATCCTCCGAGATCGTGACGGGATGTCAGCAGATGGGGCGCTAGAGTTCTTCGAGTTCAACGTCGCTGGGGCATACGTGGGGCCAAATACGCCTGTATTCGTGACGAGGCTTATATAAACATGCCAGTAAAGTTTCAGGAGTCTGCCGGTGTCTCGTTCAGTCTCTCGTTTCTGATTCAGGTATTGACGGCGATTGTGCTTGGCGTCTGGGCCTACTCGCAGTTCGATGCGCGAATATCGATGCTGGAGAATTCTAGCTCATCGCATGGGATTCAGATCACGCTGATCCAAGACGGGATGATCGAATCCCAAGACCGCCCGATCAGCAGTGATCATATCCAGAACACTAAGCTGTTCTTTCTTGAGGAGCAGGTAGCGCAGCAGCAGTCTAGGATTGCCACGCTGGAAGAACGGATCTACCGGCTCAATGTCACTCAATAGACGCCACGCTTAGAGAAGGGGCGACATAGCTGTGGCTATTGAAGAAGTAACGTCTGGCTTAAACGAGGTTCAGTACGTCAAGGAAGGGCCAGCTACAGAGATCATATCTGGAGTTCAAGGTTGGCAAGCTATCCACGGCATAGCCGATTCTGGTGTCAGTCGTTTCGAGTCAGAGTTCGTGAATGCCGTCGCGAAGTCTTCGGATGTAAACAGGTCCGCGATACGCGCTGCGCTGAAGGGTAAGAACAGGCAAAAGGCACTTCAGATTGCCGTCGATTCGTGGAAGACGCAAAGTCAGGCGTGGAAGGCTGCGGTCACGAAGGAACTCACAGCGACCGTGGCGAAGGCTGCGACGGCTATAAGCAAGATGGTGCTGACGAACCCATCGGCTATTCGCTTTGATGTGACGAATCCGCTGGCGACGAAATGGGCAAGAAGTCAGGCTGCTCTACTCATCGACAAGGTGGGCGAGGATCAGGTCAAGGCTATACGCAACATCATCGCGCAAGGGTTCGAGGATCAGATAACGCCACTGGCAGTTCAGAAGCGAATCATGTCCGAGATTGGGTTGCAATCTCGCTCGCAGGTGGCGCTTGAGCGGTTCAGGAAGGACTTGATCAAGAAGGGGATCAAGCCAAGCACTATCGACAAGCGAGTGTTGAGGTACCGGAACAAGTTACTGCGTGGAAGAGCGAGGTCTATCGCACGAACGGAACTGATGAGAGCGTCCAATATGGGCCAGCAGTTACTCTGGGAGGAGGCTGCGGCTCAGGGACATCTGGACGTTTCGGCGTTCGAGAAGATATGGATCACAACGCCGGATGACAGGCTGTGCAAGTACTGTCAAGCGAAGAACGGGCAGCGTGTTGGCGTGTTCGATACGTTCCAGAACCCTATTGGCAATCCTGAGCCACAGCCACCGCTCCATCCGATGTGCCGATGCTCGACCGCGTTAGTGAAGAAGGGCAAGGGCGTGAGGGGGGCCACTCCGGTAGAACGCCCAGAGATGGTGTTACTCGGTGGCGGTCCAGTCTTAGGCCCAGTCTTAGGCAAGAAGGCTGCAAGTCGCACATCTCTCTCACAGAGGGTGCTAGATGAGTTATTGAGGGGCAAGCTAACTCTCATCGGTGACGGCACTGGCGATGGTGGCTACGAAGAAGAGCAGGCCCAAGACTATACGGAAGAGATAGTTGCCGGTGAATTGGCCAAGAGAGTTAAGAGATACCGCAGAGGCAAGGCAATCCTGAAGCGCAGAAAACGTAATCGTCTTCTATTCGGTAGATGAACTGATCGCAATGTCTAGGAATATTGTTATGGGTGAAGAGAAGCCACCAGCAGGTTCAAGTGCAGCGTATCGTGAAGCATGGGAAGAACTCAGGGAGCAGATCGAGGAAATCCACGATCTCGGTGGTATTGTAGAGTTGCCGTCGGAGATTGCATGAGCATGAAGTCGAGACTCGCCGGTTGGGTGGTTGGTCGGGTAGTGTCTGACGTTCTCAAGAACATGAAGGTTGGAAAGTTACACCGAGCAAAGGTTGTGGAGGCTGTGAGAAGCATGATCAAACCAAAGAACGAGCCGGTCGCATGGCATGGAGCGGTAGCGGTTGCTGTCGCTCTGGCTGGAGCGTTCGGACTTGACCTGACTGCGGAACAGTTGGCTGTGACGGTCAGCACGATTGTTTCGATTGGCACGTTTATCGTTCGGAGAAAGGTGACTCCGATGCAAAAGGATGGTCCGGTGCGGGACAAGGGATTGAAGCCGCTAGTATGATTTCATGGTTGCAAGTATATGGATGAACTGAAGAGCCGAGCATCGGTTGTGCTATTTTATGCTATACGTGTGATAACGAGAATATTGACAATCATGCTCTGGATAGTTGGGACGGTCGTTGTCGCTATCTCTGGTTTAGTTTTGACGATAATCCTGCTGTTTGTTGTGACGCCTGTCGAATGGCTTCGGAATGCTAGGCAGAATGCGACAGGGAAGTAGATATGCCTGTAAATTCTCCAAGACCTGAATACGTAAACGCCTTGCAGAGGTGGCAGAGATGCCGTGATTGCTTTGAGGGCAGCGATGCTGTTAAGGCCAGAGGCGAGATTTACCTTCCCTCTGTCGCTAGCGACTACGATGCGTATATTAAGAGGGCTGAGTTTTATAACGCGACGGCCAGAACAGTCATGGGCCTTCTGGGTTCCGTTTTCAGAACTGACCCTAGCGTCATGTTCCCCTCTAACATCGAAAACGATCTGAACGATGTCACGTTGACAGCCAAGCCGCTCAAGGCATTCGCGCTATCTGCGTTTCAGGAAATACTCATCACTGGTCGCTTTGGCATTCAGGTCGAGATGACTGACAAGCCGCCACACGGCATGACCACGCCTCGACCGTATTGGATCGGGAGACGAGCCGAGGACATTCTTAGCTGGAGAACAGTAGTCATCGGAGGTCAGGAACGGCTGTCCAGGGTTGTGTTCTCTGAAACTGTTGAACAGGATGATCCCAAAGATCCGTGGGTTCCAGTCCTAATTCCACAGGTACGGGTGCTTGAGCTTGTAAATCCTGAGTCAGACAGTCCCATCTACCAGATCAGGCGCTTCCAGCCAAAGAAGGACAAATCCAGCGCGAACGTGCGGGGCGTAGACAGATGGCAGGAGGTGGGCGAGCCGATGATCCCGCTCAGGAAAGGCGAGCCGCTGGACTATATCCCGTTTCAGTTCTTTGCGCCTAGCAGCCTGACTCCGAGCATTGATAAGCCACCGTTGTTGGATCTGGTCGAGGTTAATCTGTCTCACTATCGAACGAGCGCAGACCACGAACATGGAGCGCACCTGACAAGCCTCCCGACGCCGTGGGTGTCAGGCGTTGATATTGAGGGAAGTCTACCCATCGGTAGCTCAAGTGCATGGATTCTACCGGACGCGAATGCCAGGGCTGGTATGTTGGAATACACAGGTGATGGACTTGGCTCTATCGAGCGTCTGAGTAGCGCGAAGCAAGACAGGATGGCCGCGTTGGGCGCGAGGGTTATTGAGCAACAGAAGAAATCGGCTGAAACAGCAGAGGCGCTACGCATACGTTCATCGTCTGATTATTCGGTGCTGTCAGCGATGGCGGCTGCGTTCGATTTGGGTATGGAGCAGGTGCTGTCTTGGCACGCTTGGTGGGCTGGTGTCGATGAAGTGAAGGGCCGGATCTCGTTCAGTTTGAACAAGGACTTCTTTGATACGCGCCTGGACCCGAAAGAAGCGCAGGTTCTTGTAGCAGCATGGCAATCCGGTGCTGTGTCGCACGATACGCTGTTCTGGAATTTACAGCAGGGAGAGTGGATCGAGCCAGGTAGGACGTTAGGCGAAGAGAAGGAATTGATCGCTTCTGGCGATGACAACCCTGGAGGGGCGAAGCCAGAAAGTCTTGTGCCGTCAGGTGGCGGCGGTGACGGATCGGGAGAGTACGGGGAAGACACTCATCCGGTATCGTTCGACGGAGACAATGAAGGGATAGACGAATGAAATGGGTAGAGGTTGGACTGAAGCTCCTGCCGTACATCGTGTCGGCGGTTAACTCCATTGAGCGATTCTTTTCTTCTGGGAAAGGTAAAGACAAAGAGGACGCAGCGGTGGCAACTGTTCAGGGGATTCTAGAGACAGTTGAGGCTGGATTGGGCAAGGACATTCTTGACAACGATGAGGTGCAAGGTGCCGTTAGGAATGTCATGAAGTCCATCGTGAGTCTTCAGAATATTATCAAAGACATTAAGTCGAGGGAGTCCACGGATAGTGATACGTAATCACTGATATCGTGCTAAAGTGAACGCTAAATGAATGAAAGGATGAGGTTCGATATATATGGCGCTTAAAGCGGTGCTTCAGGGCCAAGAAGAATACGACGCATTGCCAGATAAGGTTCGGGATCATTACATTGAGAATGATGGGAACTTTTTTCTATCAGTTGATGGTCAGACAAAGCGAGAGACTGAGCTAGGCTCAAAAGTGGCAGAGTTCCGAGATAATAATGTCCAGCTATTAAAAGACAAGGTAAGTCTTTCCGGTCAGCTTGGAGATATTCAGTCTAGATTTTCAAACGTAGACCCAGACATCTACCAGAAGCTGGTGTCAGATCAGGCGAAGCTGGACAAGCGGGAAGCGAAAGTTGTCACCAACGTCGATCTGTCGAGTCAGATTCAGGACGCCGTGACGAACGCAATCAAGCCGATACAGGCGCAACTAAACGAGTCGCAGGAACGGGAATCTCAAGCGAAGCATAATCTCGACAAGGCTACGTTTAGAAACCTAGTCAGCAAGACCGCCGTAGACGCTGGAGTAAGATCCGAGGCCGTGGATGATGTGCTTGGCAGAGCGCAGAATGTCGGGTTCAGCTTGCACGAAGGAACAGCCAGGATTGTGAACAATGGAGTTGTGAAGTTCTCCCAAGACAGACCCGATCAGCCCTATACTATGTCCGAGTGGCTTGTCGGGCTGCAAAGGGACGGGGGGTCGCACCTGTTCAAGCCATCGCTATCGACCGGCGATCAGGATAGGGTCGGGTTAGACGAGAGCAGAATGACTGGGGGGCAGCTTAAGAATCCGTCCGTTAAGCAGTTCGCGAGAAATCTTGAGGCTATCGCGGCGGGAAAGGTCACTGTCACCAGATCGGTCGGTCGTTCTGATTAGATGCTGTGCATTGAATGTCGGAGCGATAGGAGCGTGTGCCGTGGTGCAGTGTGCGTAATATCGACGCGCTGGTGGCGTGTCGATATGGTAAGTTCGAGAATTAAGAGTATACTCAGAAGCATATAGTGGTCTAATCTGACAAAGTGGGGCGACGGTGTTGCTCTAGTCTCCAGTGGAGAATTCTAAACCGTAGGTAGA